AGGTGCTCCTAAAATTAATATTATGAGTGCGAGTAAGTATGGTGAGTTTAAATTTTTACTTCCAGAATTTTCGCAAATAATATTTTCACCAGGACCATTAATTTTTAAACTTAGAAATTTACTTAAGAATTACACTCCAGAAGATTACTTATTACTTACAGGTGATCCGGCAATTATTGGTGTTGCGTGTTCAATTGTTTCTGACATGACTAATGGAAGATACAATCTATTAAAATGGGACAAGCAAGATAGAATGTATTATCCTATTTCAATTAACCTACACGAGAAAGGAAAAATACAAGATGAGTAATATAAATTTTGAACAAGACAGAAGAGAAGATCTTGATTCAGTAAATGAAGCCGGTAGTTTGGCTGAGCAAGTAGTAAAACTACAAAAGTTAGAGGAAGACTTTTTAAAAAAAGAAGATGAGTTAAAAGAATTAAAAAGAAAAGTAGAATTAATTTCTTCAGAGGTCATACCAACTATGATGCAAGAAATGAATATCTCTACATTAAAATTAGCAGACGGGACTTCAGTAGAAGTTAAACCTGTCTACGGTGCATCTATACCTGCAGATAAAAAGGAAGATGCATATACATGGCTTCGTGAGAACGGACTGGGTGATCTTATCAAGAATGAGGTAACCGTTGCTTTTGGTCGTTCCGAAGATAACAAGGCACAGCAATATGCTGTCCTTGCGCAAGGTCAAGGGTATGAACCAGTCCAGAAACTAAAGGTTGAACCCATGACACTTAAAGCATTGGTCAGAGAGCGTATCGAAAATGGACTCGATATGCCTTCTGACTTATTTAACATGTTCACAAGCAACAGAACAAAAATAACAAGGAACAAATAAACATGAATGAAGTAACACAAAAGACGGCCGCAGGTCTTCCAGCAGAAACTATGTTTGAAGATGATGCATCACAAGGATTAGGTAATATAAGTCAACAAGACTTAGCACTACCTTTTCTTAAAATCCTAGGACAATTATCACCTGAAGTAAATAAGAGGGATGGTAAACATGTTGAAGGAGCAGAACCTGGAATGATTTTCAATTCAGTGACGGGTGATTTATATGATGGCGTAAAAGGAATAGATGTTATTCCTGCTTTCTATAAATTAGAGTACGTTGAATGGAAAGATAGAGGAGAAGGACCTGGTGCACCAGTAATGGTACACGATTCTTCATCTGATATCATGTCACAAACAAAACCAGATGCTAGTTATAAAGATAGATTACCTAACGGTAACTATGTTGAAAAAACTGCATCACACTTTGTGATAATTCAAGGGGACAGTCCACAAACAGCTTTGATTTCTATGAAGTCTACTCAATTAAAAATTAGTAGAAAATGGAACTCAATGATGTCCGGTATCAAACTAAAAGGTAAAAACGGTTTATATACACCGGCATCTTTTAGCCACATTTACAAACTAAAGACTACTCAAATGTCTAATGATAAAGGCACTTGGTTTGGTTGGGAAGTTAGTAAAGTCGGTCCTATAACTGACGCGAGTACGTATCAACAAGCAAAGTCTTTCTCAGAAAGCATCTCTAAAGGTGCTGTGAAAGCTAAACATGTTGAACCGAAAGTAGCAGAGAAAACAAGTATTATATAATCCCTTAGGGGTATGTGTACACAGTGTGGACCGAGAGGGAGACTAATCGGTCCACTTAGACAGGATAGATATGATTAAAAGATATATAAAAATATTTGATGGATATAGAAAAGCTTATGGTACAGCTAAGCTTAAATATGCTAAAGTTGACCCAGATAAAGGCGGTAAGCTAGTAATCCCTGACGGTGATTATGGCTGGACTCATAAAGAACTTACAGAAGAAGTTTATCAAAAACATTTAGATGGTGTTTTATCTATTGGGGTTCAACCCTGTAATGAAGACTCACAAGCAAAATTTGGTGTCATAGATATTGATCCAAAGAATTACGTAGATTTTGATAGAAGATATATCATTGAAAAAATTCAAGAATACAAACTACCTTTAATACCTGTTCTATCTAAAAGTGGTGGGTTGCATTTATACTTGTTTATTAATGAATTTATATTGGCAACAGTAATAGTTTCCTTTTTAAGTAACTTACTTTCACTATTTAAACTAAAATCAAATAATGAGATATTTCCTAAGCAGACACAACTAACAAAGGATCCGGAAACAGGGAACGTAGGTCCAGGTCAATTTATAAATTTACCTTATTTTAAAAAGTCTGAGAGGTTAGCAATAAATTTAGATGGTACAACATTTACATTTGAACAATTTCTTGACGTTGTAGAAGCTAATATAGTTAGTGCAGAAGATTTAAAAAAAATAACAGAAAGTATAGAACAAAAAGATTTAGAAGGTGTTGATGCAGATTTTAATGATGGTCCTCCTTGTTTAGCTCATCTTAGTAAGATAATGAAGAATCCAGGTTTTGATGGTAAGGACAGATTTATGTATAATTATCATGTATTTGTGAAGATGAAGTATGGTGCAGACAACTGGCAACAGAAGGTAATGAATGCACCTGTTAAATATTTTGAACCCGTACATGCAAACGCTTGGACAGAAAAAACTTTAAATTCTAAAGTTAGATCATGGGCTAAGTCTGAAAAAGGTTATACTTGTACACAGAGTCCTCTTAATGATTATTGCAAAAAAGGTATATGCGTTAAAAAAAAATATGGTATCCTTGCAGGATCAAAAGGATCTTATCCAGTATTATCTAATCTAAGAAAAATAGATATTGAACCAGAACCAGAATATGAATTTGATGTAACTAAACCAGATGGTATAGGAAAAGCATCTGTATATTGTAAATCAATTGAACATGTTACAGATCAACGTAAACGTAGAAATTCCATAGCAAGAGCTGCAGGGTTTCCACCACCAATTATAAAAGCACCAGAAGATCAACTTATTTTAGAGGCTCTTTTCAGTACACAAAAAGTAGTGAACCCTCCTATTGGTACTTCACCTAAAGAAAAATTACATGATGTATTACATGCAAAAATTAATGGACCTAAAGCTATGAACGATGCTGCATTTAAATCCGGTACAGTATTAATTGAAGAAGGAAGAGCTTATTTTAAATTTGATAAATTTTACGACAAGCTTAGATCTAAAAATTGGAAACACTCTGAAGATAAAACGGGTGTTATGATGAGTACCAACTACAAAGAATGTGGTTTAGAATTTATTGAACAGAAAAGATTCCCTACCAAAGAGAAGGGAAAATATAATACACCTACAAAGAATGTAGTTTCAATAAGCATAAAAAACTTTGAAGATGTAAAAATTAACCATACGGTCATGAAACACAATACGGAGATAATGTAATGAGTGTTAGAAAAATACTCGGGCCTCCGGGAACAGGGAAAACAACTAGACTAATAAACTATGTAAAAACTTTAGTTAAGTTTGGGACACCAATAGATAAGATTGGATACTTTGCTTTTACCAAAAAAGCTGCTGATGAAGCAATAGATAGAACTTTAGGTCTGTATCCCGATTATCGTCAAAAAGATTTAAAATATTTTAGAACTTTACATTCACTAGCTTTTACAGAATTAGGTATGAAAAAAAGTAATGTAATGCAGGACGAACACTACGAAGACATAGGCCGTAAACTTGGAATAGAGGTTACAGTATATTCTAATGGAGAAGATAAGACTGGGTTTGTAGATTCGGATAGTGAATACTTTAACATCATAAATGCAGCAAGAATCAAAGAAATATCAATTGAAGATGAATATAACTCAGACATGTATTCACAAGATATAGACAAGCATCAACTACAAATTTTAAAAGATGAGGTAGATAACTACAAAAAAGCCTATGGTTTAGTGGATTTTACGGATATGATTGAGAAATTTAATGTGGCAGAATTGTGTCCAAAATATGACGTAGTATTTATTGATGAAGCACAGGACTTATCTCCAATACAATGGAGAATGTATGACATACTTAAGAAAAACTCTAAACATATTATACTAGCCGGTGATGACGATCAAGCCATATATGGTTGGGCAGGAGCAGACGTTAAACGATTTCAAAGTGAGCCTGCTAAAGACATTGTTTTGCCACAATCTTACAGAGTACCGGAAGCTGTCCAAGAAATAGCAAATTGTATTTTAAATAGAATACCAGACCACAGAAGAATTAAAAAAAACTGGAAAGCAAGAGAAGATGTTTTACTTCCAATAATACAGCGCGTGACTTCAATAGAAGACGTACCTTTACATTTTGGTGATTGGTTAATACTTGCAAGAACTAATTATAAACTTAAAAAGTTAGGACCCATATTAAAAGAAATGGGGATATACTTTGAAATAAAAGATAGAAAAAGTTACAGGACTCGACTGTACAAGTCAATAAAAGATTACACACGTTGGACCAATGGGGACAAATTATCAATATCGGAATGTAAAGATTTATTTGAATTCTTAGAATTAGATAAAGAATTAACAGAAGAACGTATGTATGATTTAAAAGAATTTGGTTATGCTTTTACAGACCATTGGTATGAAGTATTTAAAGCAGACCCAGAAGAATGTTTATACATCAGAGAAATGATGCGTAACAATGAAAAATTATCTGAAGACCCTAGAATTAAGTTATCTACTATGCATGCAGCTAAGGGTGGTGAAGCAAATAATGTTTTAATTATTTTAGATAATACAAAAAAAATAAGAGAAGCTATAGAAAGAAGTATAGATAAACAAGATGAGGAACATAGGGTTTGGTATGTTGGAGTAACAAGAACCAAACAAAATTTATATATAATGGAAGCAATAAAGGAGGAGAAAGGTTATGACATCTAAAAAAGAAAATCCATATTTAAAACAAATTTCAGGTACACATTACATGTACATGAAAATACAGCCAGCAGAATTTGTAAACAAAAACAAATTGCTTTTTGCAGAAGGAAACGCTATAAAGTATATATGCAGACACTCGCAGAAAGGCGGAGTAGAAGACATCGATAAAGCAATACATTATTTAGAAATGATAAAACAAAGGGACTATGGAACCAAATAATCATATACCATTTTACATGGGGCTATTTACATGCCTATTGATTTTTTGCTACCTAACATTATGAATGAGTTTTTAAAAGTAAGATTAAGACTAACAGCGGCTCTTGAAAAAATAGATAAAATTTATAGAGAGAACCAAGTTATGAAAAGAAGGTTACTTAAATACGAAAAACCAGGAATGCTTTATTACAACAACAAAAAAGGTTTAAATGAAAATACCAGTATTTAGTGCACAAACAGAGTGGGTGATACCTACAGAGTTTCCAGACCTTAGACAGGTTGATGAAATTGCAATTGACTTAGAGACAAGAGACCCAGACTTAATTAAAAAAGGATCTGGAGCAATCATTGGTAATGGAGAAGTTATAGGAATAGCTGTAGCAACTGCTCATTACAAAGGATACTTTCCAATCAATCACCACGGTGGTGGTAACATGGACCGTAAGAAAGTATTAGAATGGTTTCAAGATATTTTAAAAACAGATTCTACAAAAATATTTCACAATGCAATGTACGATGTAGCTTGGATCAGGGCACTGGGACTAAAAATTAATGGTAGAATTGTGGATACAATGATAGCCGCAGCTGTGACTGATGAGAATAGATTTAGATATGATCTTAATAGTTTGTCATGGAAGTATAATGGTTATGGTAAAAGTGAAGCTGGCCTAAGTGAGGCAGCAGCACAATGGGGAATAGACCCAAAATCTGAGATGTATAAATTACCTTCATTAAATGTTGGTGCTTATGCTGAACGTGATGCAGAAGCTACGTTTGGTTTATGGCAACACATGAAAAGAGAAATTATAGAACAAGACTTAGATGCTGTATTTAATTTAGAGACAGATTTATTTCCATGTCTAGTTGATATGAGATTTAAAGGTGTAAGAGTTGATGTTGAAGGTGCACAAAATCTTAAAAAGACTTTGATAAAAGAGGAACAGGATATACTAACTGCGATAGAAAAGGAAACAAATGTTAGACCACAGATTTGGGCCGCAAGAAGTATAGCACAAGTATTTGAAAACTTAAAGATACCATTTGATAGAACAGAGAAGACTGATGCACCTAGTTTTACTAAAAACTTTTTACAAGAACACGAGCATCCTGTAGTCAACATGATCGCTAAAGCTAGAGAAGTTAATAAGGCACACACAACTTTTATAGATTCTATTTTAAAATACGAACACAAAGGTAGAATACATGCAGAGATAAACCAATTAAGAAATGCAGGCGGTGGTACCGTGACCGGTAGATTCTCTTATCAGAATCCTAACCTACAACAGATTCCAGCAAGGAATAAAGATTTGGGTCCTAAGATTAGATCATTATTTATTCCAGAAGAAAATCATACGTGGGGTTGTTTTGATTACTCACAACAGGAACCACGTTTAGTTGTACACTACGCAGCATTATATAAACTACCTTCAGTGTACGATGTAGTAGACGCTTACAACGATGACCCTAACTCAGACTTTCACCAAACAGTGGCAGACATGGCAGAGATTAAAAGAACACAAGCCAAGACCATTAACTTAGGATTGTTTTATGGTATGGGTAAAACTAAGCTTCAAGCAGAGCTCGGGGTATCAAAAGAAAAGGCTAATGAATTGTTTAATACTTATCATGGCAAAGTTCCTTTTGTTAAACAGCTTATGGATAAAGCCTCTAACAGAGCACAGGAACGTGGTCAGATAAGAACTTTACTTGGCAGACTATGTAGATTCCATTTATGGGAACCAAATAGTTTTGGTATGCATAAAGCTATGTTGCATGAAGATGCACTCCAGGAACATGGACCGGGGATCAAGAGAGCTTATACTTACAAAGCTTTAAATAAATTAATCCAAGGTAGTGCCGCTGACATGACTAAAAAAGCTATGCTAGATTTACATAATGAAGGTATAATACCCCATATTCAAATACATGATGAACTTGACATATCAATAGAGAATGAATCACAAGCTAAAAAAATTATTGAGATTATGGAAAATGCTGTTAAACTAGAAGTACCAAACAAAGTAGATTACGAGTTCGGTAAAAACTGGGGAGCTATAAACGATTAATGGCTTATTTAAATGCAAATATACCAGCAACATATGCTCAAATAAGGAGGGAATATTTATATGACTGTAAAAAACATCATGGAGAAGTTGAAGATTGTATTATCTTTGGTATTACCAGCATGGGTGGCCGTGCAATATTATTTCATGCTATCATGGAGAACGGCGCAATATTCTATCGCCTGCCTATTAGCGCATTTATACAACGTGGTTTCAAAATCGAAAACGTCCCACTCAGACGACTGGATGAATTGGAGCTTTGGAATTCTTTTAGTTATCATCCTGCTGTTACTTCTTGGGCTATTCTAAGTTCAGCTCACGGTAAATATATTGGTAAAGATAAGAAATGGCATCACGGTTCTTATCTTTTTACTATTGACTGGTCGCATCCAGATGCTAATATACTAGATACTGATCACTCAGAAATTCCACACGAACATAAGTGTGCACACATTATCGCTTTAGATGATGGAAATTATGCCGCTCAACCCAATAACAGATGTATTTGGGACTTACCATCTTTTACTGTCAAGGACAGTATTCCAGATTGGAAAGTTCAAACTAATGAATGGAACGTAGAAGACACGGGCCAATGGAAGACTGAAGACACCGACAATTTCTTTTATGAAATCGAGGAAAAAAAATGAGGAATTTAAATTATGAACATTGCAGAACTATTCAAAAAGAATTTTGTATTAGTACCGGTTATAGCATCTGTCTTGTTCGGGACATTCACTGGCGTTAAATACGTTGTCAATCTAACAGACACCATCAACGCATCAGAAGTTCATATTGTTAATCTTGAAAGAGATTTAACTATGGCTCAAGATAAAATTGCAGAAATGAACACAAGACTATCGTCAGCAGAAGCTACGTGGCAGATGGCAGAGAACTTATACAGAACTCTAGCTGATCAAGTTAGAGAACACAGCTACGATATTAAGGATTTAAATAGGTAATGTATGGAGAGTCTCAGGATGGATTACAGATTTACTGCACTATTAATTGTAATGTTTATATGTTTAACTTTGTTTGCAAAACCGGCATATCCAAGAAACGAGTATTTAACTGATGGAA